GCTGGACTGGCGACTGGAACTCCATGCACAAGTTCATCATGGAACACAACATGCCTGAGCTGCTGGAAAAGCGGATCAGTCAGACCACGATGAAGCAACTACTAGACGAGAACCCCGACATGATGCCCCCGGGCATGAACGTCGATAGCCGGTACGCAGTTACCATAAGGAGAAGCTCAAGTGCAAACTGAAAACATGACGGTCTTGGAGGTTGCGCAATTCCTGCGCGTCTCCCGGCAAACGATCTACAACATGGTGCGCGAAGGGAAAGTGCCGCACTTCCGTGTTGGCAACAAGGTGCGGTTCAAACGCGCCGACATCGAAGCACTGACCCAAACCCAAACCAAACCCCAACTGAATGGAGCTGAAGATGAGTGAGATGACCCTGTTTTCCAAAGGCGGTAACACCCTGCCCGCGCACCTGCGCACCCTTGAGCTTGATGAGACCACCAAAGCCCTGATGGGTGGCAACGGTGCCTCGGGCAAACGCATCTCCATTCGTGGTGGTGTGTTCCGCATGATCGTGGACGGCAAAGAGGTTGCTCAAAACGAAGACCGCTCCATGAACATCGTGGTGGTGGCAGCCAACCCCAACGTGTCGCGTAGCTTCTACGCGGGTGACTATGAAGAAGGCAAGAACATCTCCCCCGACTGCTGGTCTAACGACGGCATCTCTCCCGACACCAAAGTGTCTGAACCCCAAGCGTCCAAGTGCGCATCGTGCCCCCAGAACATCGCTGGCTCTGCTAAACAGGGCGGCGGTCGTGCGTGCCGTTTCAGCCAGCGCATGGCTGTGATGCTGGAGAATGACCTGCAAGGTGATGTGTACCAACTGACCCTCCCGGCGCAGTCGATCTTTGGCAACGTCGAGAACGGCAAAATGCCCATGCAGGCATACGCTAAGTTCTTGGGCGGTCATGGCCTGCCGATCACTGCAGTGGTCACTGAGATGCGCTTTGATACCGCCAGTGCCACTCCGAAGCTGACCTTCAAGGCGGTGCGTCCTCTGGAGGCTGATGAGCTTGCCAACTGCCAAGAGAAGGGCCGCAGCTCTGAGGCCAAGGCCGCTATCAGCCAGACCCCGGCAGCGATGGACGGTGCCAAGCCCAAAGCCATTGCAGCCAAGCCCGTAGCAGATGACGCCTCGGACGACACACCTGCTCCCAAAGCGAAAGCTGAGGAAGTGGCTGAGGAGCCGGTCAAGCGCGCCAAGAAGGCAGCGCCCAAGGACGTGTCGGCTATCCTTGACGACTGGGCTGAGTAAGGAGTTCGGGGGGAAAGCGGATGCTGGGACGGAAAGCGGGTGAGCTAAAGCCCGCCGCGTTACCCCAGACGCAGCGAGTACCCCCACCCATACCATGAACAACAAAGGTTACTCCCGTAAATTCGCGGAAGCCAACAAGAAGGCAGACCAATCGCATATTGGTGTGCAGCTTGGGCGCGTCTGCATTGCCCGTGACATCCCCGTGCCGGATGTAGCTGAGTACCTTGGTGTGTCGCGGCAAGTGATCTACTTGTGGTTTTTGGGCAAGAGCATGCCTCACCCCAAGACCCGTGAACGGCTCAAAGAGCTGGTCGCGTTTTTTAAGTCCCAACCCAAATAATCCCGGTCCACTACCGCCAGTAGTGGGCTTGCAACCAGAGCGAACATGACCTCACGGATTCCTTTTCTCTCTTCTGTTTTGGCAGAGGAAGGGTTGTACTGTGTGGTTGGCTTGAAGAAAGGCGCACCCCGGCAAACTTTTGTAGAGACACTCGATGAAATCGACGGTGTAGTTGATGGCTTGATCGCACAGGGGTACGACACCTACTTTGGGTGTGCGAAGTACCTAAGCTCCTCAGAGGGGCGCACAGCGCAAAACGCCAAGTGGTTCAAATCCTTCTGGTTGGATTTGGACTGCGGCGAGGACAAGCCCTACGAAACACAGATCGATGCCATTGAAGCTCTCAAAGGTTTCGTCAAGGTGACCGGACTGCCAAGGCCGACCATCGTCAACTCCGGGCGCGGTGTGCATGCATACTGGCCCCTGACAGAGCCGATCTTCTACAACGACTGGAAGCCCACAGCCGAAGCGTTCAAGAAGTTCTGCGCTGCGTACAGCCTCAAGGCAGACCCGGCAGTGACCGCAGATGCAGCACGCATCCTGCGTATCCCGGAGACCTTGAACTACAAGGACGCGCCACCCAAGCCGGTGGACGTGATGATCATCTCTCAACCTATTACGTTGAGCAGATTCCAGAGCATCGTGGGCATCGGAGCGGATGAAGGTGAAGAGGACTCGCCCTTCTCCAAGAACGTACCCAAGCGCCCAATCGATGCCACCACTCGCGCTTTGATGGGCAACAGTGTGTCCCGTTTTGGGACCATTATGCGCAAGAGCGCCCAAGGTAAAGGATGCGCACAACTCGTGCGCATATATCAGAACCAAGAAGAAACCGAAGAGCCTTTGTGGCGTGCGGGCCTGTCCGTCGCCGTGAACTGCGAAGACGGGGAACTGGCAATCCACAAGATCTCGCACGGGCACTCCGAGTACGACCCGTCAGAGACCAAGATCAAAGCGGACTCGCTGATTGGCAAGCCTTACAAGTGCGCCACCTTCCACGGCCTGAACCCCGGGGTGTGCGACGACTGCCCGAACCGGGGCAAGATCACTTCCCCCATCCAGATCGGTGCCTCCATTGCCGAAGCCAAGGCCGAGGACAACATCATTGTGATGCGCAACGCCGTGTTGGAAGAAGAAGTCACGGTGGAGATCCCGGAGTACCCCTTCCCCTACTTCCGGGGAAAGAACGGCGGCGTGTACAAGCGCGGCATGCCGGGGGACAAGAAGAAAAAGAACCATGACGATGAAGACGATGAACCGCAGGACGAGCTTGTGTATGAGTACGACCTGTATGTGGTCAAGCGCCTGAAAGATCCCGATGTGGGCGAGTCCTTGTGGATGCGCCTGCACATGCCAAAAGATGGCATACAGGAGTTCTCCTGTCCGCTGGCCAGCGTAACGTCGCGGGATAAGTTCCGGGATGTGCTGGCGTTCCAAGGAGTCGCTGCATACAACGCAAAACTGGATGGGCTTATGGGTTACGTAACACGCTGGGTCAATGAGCTGCAACAAGTTAGTGAGGCAGAGAAAGCCCGCCAACAGTTTGGCTGGCATGAGAACGACACCAAGTTCGTCGTGGGCAACCGCGAAATCTCTGCCACCGGGGTGGCATACAGCCCCTCCTCAAGCGCTACGGCAGATGTGGCAACTGCGTACTCCAAGAAGGGCACCGTTGCGGAATGGGCCAAGGTCGCCAACATCTACGCAGGTGCGGGCAACGAAGTGCGGGCGTTCACCCTGTTTGCCGGGTTTGGCTCTGCGCTCTTTAAGTTCACCAAGCTCAGCGGTGCCATCATCCACCTGACCAACAACGGCTCGGGCGTTGGCAAGACCACCATTCAGCACATGGTCAACAGCATCTGGGGCCGCCCGGTGGACACCATACTGAACCAGCAGGATAAGTATCTGGCCCGCATCCACCGGATTTCGGTGTTGGGTAGCCTGCCTGCCACCATCGATGAGCTGACCAACATGGCGGATGAAGAGGTCAGTGACATGGCCTACAACATCACGCACGGTCGTGGGCGTAACCGGATGCAGTCTCAGACGAACGCGGAGCGAAGCAACCTCCTGCGCTGGGCCTTGATCGCCATCACATCAGGCAACAAGAGCTTGTACGATCAGTTGTTCAACCTCAAGGACTTTCCAGAGGGCGAGCTGATGCGGATACTGGAGTTCTCGGTCAGTAAGACCGACAGCATGTCCAAGATGCAGTCCGACGAAGCCTTCCTTCCGATGCATGAGAACTACGGGGTGGCGGGTGAGGTGTTCATGCGCTACGTGATCGCCAACCTGCCGGAGGTCAAGAAGCTGCTCCTGAAGGTGCAGCGCAAGCTGGACAAGGCAGCGGGGTTCACGCAGCGGGAGCGGTTCTGGTCTGCCACGGCAGCCTGCGCCATCACCTCCGGCATCATCACCAAGAAGGTGGGCCTGCACAATATCGACGTGGCCAAGGTGTATGAGTGGGC